TTGCGAACAGTTCCAACAAGTAAGGCTCCTCGATTACCTGAAGTTTCAAAAGTGATCGAATCTAAGTTGCACGGTAAAACTGGTGTTGCAAGTTCAACGAAACCTGCTAAACTCAAACCATTTTATATCGATAAACCGGATTCAACTCCTATTAGAGTGAGTCCATTACAAAAGGCTTTGGGTAAGATGGAACGCAAACCAATACAAATAAGCGACAAGATGTTGCGAGCTATTGACAAGGCTGCTGATTCAGTGTATAATCACCTTCCTCAAGTCCCAGAAGGTAAGAAGACAAAGCTCAGTCGCTTTGAAGCAATCAATGGCAAGCCCACTTGGAGTCACACAGGAAGTATTTGGTTTGACACATCCAATGGATGGCGTGAGGACAAACCTAATCCTCCAGGGAAAAGCACTAAAGAACACCACTTTAGATGCACATGTTGTGGACAAAAACCAAGTTGTGAATGTTTTACACCGAATCGCAAGTGTAAAGGACACATGTCTAGTTATATGCCAACACCAGAAATGGAAAAAGCTATTCAAGATATGAAAGATATCCTTTACAATTGTGTGTTGACTGTTGATGAAAAAGTCAAGCGTATAAACATGGTTTTCCAGGATTGTTTAAAGGATGAGCGTCGGGACAATGAGAAAGTAGACGAAGGTAAAACTCGTCTGTTTTCTGCTGCTATCACGGAGCTATTGATTAATAAACGTGAGCTTTATCAATCATTCGTTGAGATGATGATGAGTGATCCTGCCAATTCTTTTAGTGCAATGGGAATCAATGTACATTCACAACATTGGAAATTGTTGTATGAACGTTTGACTACGTTTTCTAAAGTTTTGGCTGGTGATTATTCCAACTATGATGCTTCAATTCGTGAGGCAATTAATCGAGCAGTTGAAAAAGTAGTTGCGAGATGGCACATGGAAAATGGAGTGTGGGATGAAAAAGATCTCAATGCACATAAGGCACTTTGGGAGTTGACTTATCGAGCCCAACATGTTGCAGGAACAACTATTTACCAAATGGATGAAATTGGTGCCAATCCATCAGGAGACCTTATGACTACAGTATACAACATTATTGCTAATGCAATTATTCACGTTTATTGTGTTATAATGGAAGCCTGGGAACAGCAAATTCCAGGATTGGTGGGTGAATTCCAAGGTGAAGATTACTTCAAACTCTTTATGTTGTCTATCTTTGGTGACGATCATGTCGAAACGACAGATGTTGACTGGTATGATATGCAGAAGAAAGAGAAGTGGATTAAAACTCTAGGAATGACCTATACAACCACTGATAAGAAATCTATTGGAGAATTGCGTTGGCAAAAAATTGAAGATATAACATATCTCAAGCGCC